TTCCGGGCTCTCCACGTCGTCGACGAAGATGAAATCGGGGCGGTGGTCGAGGTGCTTGATGCCCCGGATGTCCTGGTCGCGGCCGATCGCCTGCACGCAGACGCCCGTAGTCGTGACGATCTTCGTTTGGGTCCAGGCGTCGCCCTTCAAATCGCCGAACAGGTCGACGATGAAGGGGTTGGTGGTGAGTTCGTAGGCGACCGCCGCCAGACGCTCGGCCGCCCGGGTCTCGTTCGAGGAGATGACGACGATGTTGCGCCAGGCCATCAGGCACGCCGCCAGCACGATGTCCTCCTCGCCGAGGGTGGATTTGGCGCTGCCGCGGAAGGCGAGGATGATCGAATAGGGGTCGGGCGACCAGAAATCCCGGACCAGCGCCTCGTGGAACTCGGCCGGCACGGTCGGGACGCCGCTGTACTGGTGGCGGTGGCGGAACAGGATCTGGTGACTCTTCCACTTATCGGCGGAGATGATCTGGAGGATTTCGGCCTTGACCGCGCCGAGGTCGGGGGCCGCGCTCACATCCGCGCCTGATGCCGGATGGCCTCCAGCACGTCCCCGACGCCGATGATGCCCTGGTCGCCGATCTGCACGGGCAGTCGCCCGGCCGCCTTCGCCCGCACCATGTGCTGCAATGTCGCCGAGAGCGAGCCCAGCACGATGGACCACTCGCGCACCGTGAGGGTCACATCCGCCAGCCGGCCTGGCCCAGGGCGCGGCTCGCCCCGGCGCTCGGCCTCGATCAGGCGGCTGGAGGTCATCATCGCAAGCGCGTCAGTTGCGCCGCCAAGGGACGCAGCGCGGCGGCGACGATCTCGGAGGCGAGTTTGGCGGCCACCGCCTCGACCAGCTTTTCGACCAGCTCATGCCCCCGAAGGCCGTAGCCGCGCGCCTCGGCGGTCATTTTCTTGCCGTTCAGCGAAAAGACGGCGTGCAGGACCATGTCTCCCGTCGCCGCGTCCCGCATCGCCTGCGCGACGCACTCGAAGCCGTTGCCGGTCAGCCGGACCGCCTCCAGCACCCGGTCGTTGGCCGCCGCCTCCATTTCGCGCAGGAGTCGCACGCTCTCGTCGGTCGGGGCGCGCTTCTCCGTGACCCGGACATCGTGGCTATGATGCTGCGAGCGGCGGCCTGGCACGATATAGGTGCGGTCGAACATCAGTGGGAGCCCTCCCCGGCCCCGCGCTCGGCCAGGGTCAGGCGGCTGCTGGTTTGCATTCCTCGACCCAACCCTCGGCGTCCTTCGCCGCGTTGCCGTCGATGGCGGCGATCACGAAATATCCGTGGCTGTCCGACCCAAGCGCCACGACGCACTCGACGGCCGAGGTCCCGCCGCGCTCGTTGGCGGCCCGCTCCAGCACGGTGCCGGCCGGGATCACCACGTCGCGCAGCAATACAAAACGACGGTCGCTCATTTCTTCTCCTTGTCCGCCGGCTGGTCAGGGGGCGGGGCCGGGCTGGTCGTGGTGGTCGTCAATGGCGGCGGCCCGGGGTCGGTTACCGTGGTCGTGACGACCGGCGGCGGGGCGGCGGCGAGCGCGGCCCCCTGCGCGGCGATCGTCTCGGTCTGGGCCAGCGCCGTCTTGGCGATCGTCTCGGTCTGCGCCGTCGCCGTTTTCGCCAATGCCTCGTCCTTCATGGCGCTGCCGCTGGACGACCCGAAATACCACGCGATGACGCCGGCGAACCCGGTCGAGAGAAGGCCGCCCAGCAGCATCTTGAAAATATCGGACTCGGGTGCCCGGATCGCCAAGAGGAACGCCATCGACATAAAGGCCAGCACCAGCACGAAGGCCAGCATGTCCCGCATGTTCATGCGGTCGAGGAAAGCGTTCATGCATTCCCCACCGTAAACATAGCCGCGGCCGGCATTATCACCTTGTCGCGCAGGCTCAGCCGGACGGCCTCCGGGGTCCCCTCCAGATAGTCCATCATCTGCGGGTACGGCTCGCGGTCCAGCAGCACGTCGATCCCGACGGTGGCGAGGCACGCCAGGACGCGCCACTCATCCTCGGTCAAATCGAGGGTCACTCGGCGGCGCTCCGGTCGGCGGCCGCCCCAGGGATCAGCGCCCGCTCGAAGCCGGTCGGCGGCGGGGCCGGGTTGCGCCCCTTGTTCATCATCTTCCGCACGCTGTGCGCGGTGGCGGTGACATCCAGGCCAAGACTGGCGAGAATTGCCTGCAATTCCTTGATGGCTTCGCTGACTTTCTCGGAACCAAGGATCTTCGCGCGCTCAAGCTCGCTGTCCGGCGCATTTCCAGAAAAGATGATCTCGATACGATGGCTGCTCACGGGCTCTCCTTCTGTAACTTCGGAGAGTTTATCCGAGATTAGCGACGATCACAACGGGAGAAGGCTCCCATTGAAATGGAAAGGCCCGCCACAGGGGAGCTGAGCGGGCCTTTCTCGGGGCTGATCGGGGTGTTGTCAACCACGGCCCGATCGGCTATCGTTCCGACGGCAAGGAAGGAACGGATGTCAGATACAATCTCCCAACGGCAAAAGCAAGACCCCGCCGAGGTGATAGCGCGGGCTCTCGCAGTCGCGGCCCATCAGCATCTCCTAGGGACCGCCCGATGGGAGAAGTGGACGCCCGACGCCAAAGCAGCCATCGCGGCGCTGGAGGCGGCCGGCTACGCGGTCGTGCCGGTGGAGCCGACGGCGGAGATGAACTGCGTGCTCGACGACGACGAGGCTGACCGCGCGCTGCAAGACCCTGACTGGCGGCGAATCGTGTGGCGGGCGATGGTCGCGGCGAGGCCCGGGCGGTGAGCGAAAAGCCCGACCCGGCCGGGATCGTGATCGGCCAGGGGATAGCCCGCGCCTGCGACCGGCTATGTCGGGGTAGATTGCGCTGCCCTTGCAGCGATGGCTACAAGACCGTTGTCGACGCTTTGACCGAGGCGGGGTACGTGATCGTGCCGGCGGAGCCGACCATCGAGATGCAGATCGCCGGCAACGGCTCGGAGCAGTTTTACCGCAACGAATCTCCGGTTTCCGCGGATGTGTGGGGTCTGATGGTCGGGGCGAGGCCGCGGTGAGCCGGAAACAGAAAAGCCCCGAAGCTATTGCCGGGGCTTTTCCGCGCTTGACCCGGTCGCGGAACCGGGGCTAAGCTGATTTCCGGTCAACGGCGCTCGTAACGCCTCGCGGAAATAACCAGTGACAGATAGCCTCCAAACCTCTCAGAAGCAAGCCCGCAGACGCCGGGTCGGCGATATATTGCTGTATGGCCTCATTCTGTGGTTCTTCGGCGGCCCCTGGATCGGCTGGGCCATGGGCATTCCATCCCAGGTCCGCCATCGCGCGAGCATCGGCGAGGTGTGCGGGCCGGAGCACGTGTGGGTCGCCGTGAGAAGCAACGTCACCGCTCCCGATCTTTCCTGCGAGCCGGTGACGCGATGAACGTACCGCCAAACAAGGCGCCGAGGCCGCGGTGAGCCTCGCCGATTACCCCGGCATCAACCCAAAGATTTCGGAGCGTCGGAAGGCGGCCAGATGCGCCCTGCAGGAGGCTAAGCAACGCGCCAGGGAACGTAACCAGCCAATCTTCAATCCCGGAGCTGCGCCTCCGGTGCCAAAGGCGATCCGCGTTGAGGGGGTCGATGTTCGCTCCCGGGAGTTTCTGCGGACCTACGCCTGGCGCACCCTCCGATATAAGGCGCTCAAGGAAGGCGGCTCTCGGTGCGAGTGCTGCGGCGCAAGCCCGGAGCGGGGCATTCGCTTGAACGTCGACCACATCCAGCCGCGCAAGCGGCGACCTGATCTTGCCCTCGACCCATATAACCTTCAGGTGCTTTGCGACGATTGCAACGCCGGCAAGGGTAATTGGGACGAGACCGACTGGAGATGATAGCGGCTCTGCGACGAGGCTAAATGTCGCCCGGCCGCCAGTGCGTGCCGGGGAACCCTCACCGCCGCAACAACAAAAGACCCAGCCGGCTCTCGGCTCGCGCTCGCCCCGCGTACCCCCGAGACCGTACAGGATCACCAGCAGCATACGCACGTAGTGCGCGCTCTAAGACCAGCGCGCCGGGGATG